CTTCTTTTACTTGATCATAAATTGCCTGTTTAAACAATTCGACGAATTTTTGAAACTCTGGCATATCCCAATGACCAAATCCGAATCCATCTTCCATATAACCAGCCTGTTTAGCAAGTTCAAGGATTCTTTGATTAATTTTAGGTTTGATAGTTAGAGGACCACAGATATGTGCATAGTCAAACGCAGGTTCTTCACGTCCACATTTATGACACTTGATGAAGTTCATAGCCAACTTCCTTTTAGAACATACGCTTTACGTTTGCCACGAACCCGTACATCAATTTGACGGTGTGCTCGTTTTAGTTTCTTAGCGTAGTATCGTGCTCTACCAAGATGTGGTGTAGCAATAAAGTTAGACCAACCACCATCGGCAAAGGTTCTCGGTTTGTACAATAGAACATAATAAAGTTTTTTTGGTGTTACAAAAAGCATCATTCAACTCCAAAGTGTTCTTTAATTCGCATATTATACCAATCACCTAATTTACTTCCATCGTTTACAGCATCACAACATTCCCTAACAATCAACTCGGCGAACAATTCTAAATCAATATGCACATTGTAGAATTCATTATGGGATTCTTCAGCAAGTTCTCGAATCCGTTCATTCACTTTACAATCTCTCTGCAATATTTAACAGCATCAGTATACAGCATGGTGCCATTCTTGTCAAGACAGTTGTTGTAAATACGCATCTTTTCCAACTTACCACCAATAACAATTAGTAAAACAATAGCCGCAAGTGTTAAACCTGTTACGGGAAAGACCCACCAATTATCATTCATCTTCACACCTCGGTCCATGTTCAAGGTAATCTTTCATAAAAACATCATTATGTTCTAGGTAGAACTTATGATATTCCCAGCCTTTGCGAAAAGCCTCAAATCTAATTCCCGCAAGTCTCATACCTTCTTCAGTCATAGGTACAGCATATGCTTCGGAGTCTCGCCATGCATCGTGGATCAGTTGTTCTTGTTCGTTCATTTTCAATCCAATTGTAAAAGTTGATAGTTTGATCGGTACTATTTGCCCAACGATCAAACTCATTTAATGGGCAACTAATGTCAACAAAGAAATCAGGAAATGCCCAGTAGCGAAAACGATACATGCGGCTGCCTTTCTTTGCAATAGCACCCCATTTGAAAAAATCACGGCGAACCTTGTAGCCAAGCTTTTTTAGTAGAGTCTTGAATTGACTTGCACTCATGCCAAACAGTTGCTCGCGGCGAGGTTTTTGTGATCGATATTTGAACTTCACTTCCACATATCCTTAGAAAAGATAGGTTGACAATGCTCACCAAGTTTATTCATGTCACTAACCATTTCCATATCCGATTCAAAGGGATAGTGCCGCAGAAGCGACCGAGCGCGATCCCGAACCTCTTTGGGAACTCGCGGAGTCTTAGACGGAATGAGAAGGTCAAAGAGAAACTCACGGGTTGAATTAACTGCCCGGAGTCTTTCGAATGGTAGAGTCATGTTGAAAAATAACCTATAATGTAAAAGGAACCTTTAGTGTATGACCATTCACAATCTCGTGCTGTGACCGTAAACAATGGTTTCTTATCACTCATTTTCATCTCTCATTTCAAAAACGTAATGCCCACAACCACCGGGTATATACCGAACTCGGAAGTGAGTCATTCTTCAACTCCAAAATGTTTCTTGATTGCCCGAGAACAATCGTGGGTACCTCTTGCCCATTCTGAACTCATTTTATGATCGAGCAACAGATCACATTGGTTGGCACACTCCCCCACAATCAACTTGGCAAACCGTTCGAGTTCTTCTTCTGTAAAAACCCACTTCTCGCTAGCGATGTTCTCTACTAGCGCATCTAAAGCTAAATCTCTAATTCGTTCGTTCATAATAACCTCACGCAAGTTTAGCACGGATCATGGTCGTCTGCTTAGTGCCCTTGTACTCATCATGGGACTTAACCGTAGCAGCGATCTTGACGGGGGCACCAACTTCAACTCTAAGATCCTTCCAGATGTTGACGATGTTGCCGAAGCAATCACGGAACACGGACAGGAACATGGGCCCGAAGCTACTCATACCCATGTCCCGACCACGCACCAGCACGGCGTCAATAACCAGCTTATCGCCAGGTTGGCCCAGCCAGTTGCTGACAGGCTCTGCAGCTTTCTTAGCAGCAACCTCGGCATCAGTAGGCAGAGCAAACGGAGCCACAACAGCAGGATCACGCTGCCAAAGCAACTTCGTTTTGCTGGCATCGGGGGCCCAACCATCACGCAGGTTGCCCTTGCCGCCCACTTTGTACTGAGCAACCACGCCCAGCGTGTCCACGACAAAGACATAGAGCACAGGGATCACGCTGCGACTGCCGTAGTCTGCCCAGCGAGTATACGCCGTGGCTTCCACAGTGACTTGGTCAGCAGCCACAGGCACGGCCCAATGGTTGGCAACCTGCTCCCGAGTGTGACAGCTATTGAAGCGGGCGCTGTACTGTCGGAACAGGAACTGGGCCTGCTTAGCTGACTTGAAGAACCCCAGGTTCTTGTTGCACAAGCCTTTGAGGCTGATGAACAGGTTTTGCTCATCTGGGCTAGCGAAGTCGAAACTCATCTGAATCTCCAATAAATGAATCACTCAACAGAATCAATTATACAGGACTCAGCAGAAAGTGCAACCGGTTTTTGCATGTTGCGAAAATACAACAATTTTGTTGTGTAAAAACAACACCTAGTCAAGGGGTGATCCAGCGGATATTTTCTTCGAATCTGATGTTTTCATACCCATCATACTCATCTATGACAAAGCGTCTGCCCTCAGGAACCCAGCAAATTGTCAGGTCAGAAGCTCCATCATAGCCGCTCTCGCCGTACTTTTCCCGGCAGTATTCAATGATGGTATCTACATCCTCATCATCATCGGGGTTCTCGAGCATCGCCACGATCTTGGGATCGAAAAGCATTTCCTCGATGCCGTACCAGGAGTACCATCCCGCGCCATATCCAGGAGAAACCAGGACGGCGACTTTACCATCACGCACCACTTTATCCATTAGATAAACTCCTGCTCAGGTACCCGAAAGGAAGCCCATTGGTATACTCAAAGTGTTCATTATCTCCGGCTAGATCTTCGGCGTCCATCAACCACCCGATGGCACGGTCCCTGCTAGCTCCAATCTCGAGGAGTTTAGAAACTCGTTCCTCGAACCGGCAAATTGCTTCCTTCTCCGCCGCACGCTCTTCTTCCATGACCTCTTTCAACTGAATGGAGAGCGCCTCAATCTGAGCAATGAAACCTTCCAGCGTCCAATTGGAAGTGTCCACACCGCGAGGGCGAACCCCGTGGACATCTTTGTACATGTCCCACCAAGTGGCTTGCGCCTGCTCGAGGGGGGTCAACTCTTCCCAACTTTTCAGATCGCTCATCTTTCTACGCCTTGTTGTCAATCAACACTATGCATTATACAGGTCTTGCATGAAAGTGCAACCACTTTTTTACGGTGTTGTTTTGTTACAACACTCGAGAATGCCTAGGGAGCCCGGTTTTCAGGTACTCCATCTGATCGGCAAGAATGTTGCGATTTTGCAACAGAAGGTGCTCATATAGGTTTGGAATGTAAGGGGCGTAGCACAGTTCCATGCCTGCTTCTTCTGGAGTGCGACTTCCCTTAGACATGTTGCAACCCATGCAAGAAGTGACCACATTCATCCATTTGTTTTCACCTCCTCGCGCTCGAGGTACGATATGGTCTCTTGATAAGTTTCTGTAGTTGAACTGCTTAGCACAGTAAGCACAGGTGTGCTTGTCACGACCAAAGAGGGTTCGATTAGTTAAAGACACACGACCAGAACGCTCTTTCTTGTAGGCAGATGTATCTACTGCAATGATTGAATGTGTGGTTACTGAGGAACGCTCTCCAGTTTTGCGCTGTATACCTCCGTAAAGAGTTCTTACAGGTTCACCTAGCGTCCAAGAAACTTTTCCTGTTGTGTAGTAAGAGACAGCTTCTTTGATAGTCAACCATTCACGCGGCATACCTGCAATGTCAAGTGAAAGGATTTGCATAGTTCACTCCATGAACAAATACAAGTATTTATTGGCCTCGGTGTACGGACTCGAACCGCATCTTTTGATTTTGGAGATCAACGTGCTGCCATTAACACTACACCGAGATTGGCCTGCCCGGCAGGAATCGAACCTGCGACCCACAGCTTAGAAGGCTGTTGTTCTATCCGCTGAACTACGGGCAGTTATTTGTTGTCAGTAACTAAGAAGATGTTCTTGTCAGGAAAGCGTGTCTTGGTGTTCTCTAGAGCTTCTTGCTCGCTAAAGCCCTGAGCTACAAACTCCTCTTCCTCAAAAGTGTGAACTAGAAAGTAAGTTTTTCCCGATTGTTCAACTTGTTCTATAGTTACAAATTTGGTGTTTTTTCTTGCTTCTTCAAAAAACAATTGATCAGATTGTTCCTTCACCTCTTGACTCCTACGAAGAAAGTATAGTGTGAGAAGAAAGACGAAGACCTGCAAGACAATTTCGAAGAACATAGGGGCTCCTTTGTTTTATGTATCATAAATGGACTAGCTTCTCCTGTCAAGCGTAAGTAAAACTTTTATAAATACATGGTACTTATAAGGAGGTACCATGACAAAAAAGCTAGCGTCGCTACTTTTTGTTATGTCTACATGCGCTCTCGCTCAAACTGATGTGATTGTAACTGATTCTACTTCAAAAAGTACAGTAGATTCTAGAACAACCAGTATCAATGAGACTACTGTAAAGTCTCCACCACCTTCTGCTATATCTCCGTCAATGACTATTCTGAACAATGATATCTGTACTACAGGTGTCAGTGGGTCAGTTCAGACACAGATTCTGGGGATATCGGGAGGATCAACTATCAGAGATCTCAACTGTGAAAGGTTAAAACTCGCAAAATCTCTCTTTGACATGGGTATGAAAGTGGCAGCAGTTTCTACACTTTGCCAAGATCACCGAGTGTTTACATCTATGATGGATGCAGGAACACCCTGTCCTATTGATGGAAAAATAGGTGATGAGGCGAAAAGAATCTGGGATGCAAGTCCAGAGCGTAAACCACAACCAATGAAAGAACAAAACAATGCAAGTTTCTGGCAAAAAGTTTCTGCTGGGCTTGGCACTCTTCTTCTCATCGCTCTCATACTCTAACGCTCAGGATATTCAAACAACCCCCAATCTAATTCAGCCGAATGGCTGGCAGGGGTGTTTGGATCAGTTCAGCGGAATGATTTGGGGAGGAACAAGGGGAGGTCCTTGCCCTGTACAGCGCTCAGGTGACGGTGCTATACTGTTTAGTTACGGTACCACCACACTAAATCAATCAGTTGCAATCAACCAAGCACTAAGCGGGACGGGGATACAAGTGCGTGGGTATGATTACAGTTGGAATATCAAGAATGCAAACGCAGGTGCTGCTGGTCAATCCCATGAAGCAGACCCGCTTCAGATAACAGTCGCCCTTACTAATTCAAATGGAAATACTTTAGAATCAAAGACATATGACTATTCTTATAGAATATTTAATTGGACAACTTATTCGGGTTCACAAACATTTGAAAATCGTTATTCTTTATCAGAGGTAGATAGGTTAAACATTGCCATTAGGGGGTCTGATAGGGGGTATTGGGCAGGTTACTATGGGTCTGAGATAAGAAATATTGATGTAAGATTACGCTATTCTTTAGATCCGTGTGCATTAAATCCTTTGTCATCACCTTCTTGCTCAGGATTTGCTGAAGCATTTAAGTTACAACAATGCACCGCTAACCCATTATTTGATTCATCTTGTCCAGGATATTCACAAGCGTATTTTACACAACAATGTACAGCTAACCCTCTTTATAATGCAGGTTGCCAGGGATATGCACAGGCGTTCTTTAATCAGCAATGTTCTATTAATGTATTTTACAACCCACAGTGTCCCGGGTATCAACAAGCATACCAACAAAAAATACAGGAAGACGCTTGTAAAGCCAATCCACAAAGTAATCCTCAATGTGCAGGATTTACACCTGTTGTAGTTGTGACACAATCTACACAACCTGAAGTTGTTATTCAGCAAGATCCTGTTGCATTAGTAACTGAAGTTCCTGTGACACCTGATGTGATAGTCAACCAAGTCATAGCTCCCCCAAAACCTTTACCTAAAGAAGTTAATGAAACAAAAGAACAATCGTTAGGTACTGGAATAATCATTCCAGGATTGAGAATAACATTACTAGATTCTAGAAGGCAAAGTAGACAAACAGAAAATTCAAATCAAGCTTTAAGACAACCTCTTCCTACAACAAGGGAGACACAAGTTAGAAGAGCAGATCCACAATCACAACAGCAGGCGCAAGTGATGGCAGAAATAGGAACTGTGCCTGGATTCGAAACGTATCTAAACGCTCCGCTACCTGATGCACAATTTTATCCCTCTAGTGTTATTTACCGAGGTAATGTGATAAACGATAATGCAAGAGCACAAAGAGCATTGAGTCAAAGGAGCGACAGGCTACATAAGGAGATGGTAGATGAGCAATACAGAAGATAAAAATCTAAACAAAAAAGTAGACGATCTAGAGGCTGCTGCAAAGAAGTACGCCAGCAAAGACACCGTTATCAGCATTGGGGGATATAGTTTTACTCCCGCAAAACTTATGATTGCATTTGGTATTGTATCATCATTGATTGGTGGACTCTATGGAGTCTTTGAGACATATAAAGATTACATGGGCATGAAGAAGAAGATTGCTGAGTATGTTGCCCCTGACTTTAGTGAGTATGAAACACGCATTATTAAGTTAGAAGAGAACAGCGAGAAAGTGGTTGGTTACACTCGAGATATCAACACCAACCTGAAAGCTGACATTCGTAGAGTAGAAACTGTTTTGGAGAGTATCGAGCGAGGATATAAAACTGCTCAGCGTGAAGTTGAGAAAGATATTAACGACATTCGCAGACAGGTCGATGGCGAGATAAAAGAAATTCGCAGAGGTGTTGATGCTCAAGTTCGAGAGATGCAGAAACAAGTGGATGGAACTGTTCAAACCGTTAATGAAAGAGTCAACAGAATAGAGCGTGATACTGCAAGCGAACTTAGAACTATTAGAAGAGATGTTGATGACAAGATCAAGAAAGCTCTCGACAATCCTTTAGCGAACTAACATGGATCCCGTAAGTTTATTGGCTGCTGCAACTGCTGCTTTCAATGGTATAAAGAAAGCTGTTGAGATTGGTCGAGAAGTGCAAGATGTTTATGGCGAACTTAGCAAATGGGCAAGTGCTGCGGGAAATTTGCAGGCGTTTATTAACCAAGAAAAAGTCAAACCCCCAGGTATCTTTGAAAAGATAGGATTTAAGAACAGTGAAACCGCTGCGGCTTTTGATGTGTTCGCTGCACAAGTAAAAATTCGTGAAATGGAAGGTGACATTTATCACATGTTTCTTTATGGTGCATTGAATCACCTAGGCTTGGAAGGATATCGTGAGTTTATTCATATGCGAAAGAAGGTGCGTGAGGATCGTGAAAATTTGATTAAAGAACAAATGAGAAGAAGAGAAATATTTTTCTATTATCTGGGATGGGGAAGTGCACTTGTTTTTGCCATTATGGTCGCCCTATGGTTGTTTTCAGAGATTGCAGATTTGTTTATAGGAATAAATAACTGAAAAGGAAAGATGATGTGGATTCTAGAATGGCTTCCTAATTGGATTTTTTATGCAATCCTTTTAATAGGACTTTTGGGGTACGTTGCAACTTACTTACTTCGATTCATACCCCTACCGGTCCTTTACATGTATAAGACACCCATTCAAGTTGTGTCAATCTTTTTTATTGTAATTGGTGTCTATATGTCTGGGTCGATTACTAATAATGAAGCATGGGAAGCTAAGGTACGACAAGTTGAAGCTAAATTAGCTGAAGCTGAGGCAAGGGGTGCGATTGAAACTGTGAAGATAGTTGAAAAAATTGTTGTTCAAGAAAAGATTGTGCGAGAGAGAGGACAAAACACAGTGCAGTATATTGAAAAAGAAGTTGTTCGTTATGACAATACTTGTCCTATCCCAGAGGCTTTCATTGAGTCACATAATCGTTCGGTGGGAGGGGGGAAGTGAAACTTATAATTCTTTTGAGTGTTCTTTTCTTAGCGGGGTGTGCATCAAAACCTGTACCCGTTAAAATGAAGTTTCCTGAAGCACCTGAAACCTTGTTAGAACCTTGTCCCGATCTAAAGTTATTAGAGAAAGATGCTAAACTAAGTGACATTGCAAAGACGATTAACGAAAACTATACCCTGTACCATGAATGTGCTATTAAAAGTAAAGCATGGGCAGCATGGTACAGAGCACATAAGAAAATTTTTGAGGAAGTGAAATGATTACACAAGAACAACTGAAACAACTATTGCCAAAGAATCCTTACATTTCCTATTGGCATAAGGCACTTGAACAACTATTTCCCGAGTATGAAATTAACACTCCCAAGCGCATGGCTGCTTTTATAGCGCAGTGTGCCCATGAGTCGGCGGGGTTCACAGCGTTGACTGAGAACTTAAACTATCGTTGGCAGTCACTAAGAAAGGTGTTCCCGAAATACTTTCCGGATGATGCTATCGCGCAGGACTATGCATCAAGACCCAACAAGCAAGAAGCTATAGCAAATCGTGTCTATGCAAGTCGCATGGGCAACGGAGATGAAGCTAGCGGTGATGGATGGAGATTTAGAGGGCGCGGGTTGATTCAGCTTACGGGCAGGCACAACTACACCTGGTTTGCTGCATCGCTTGAAATCTCTCCAGAAGAAGCAACTGAGTATCTCACTACCTTCGAAGGGGCAGCACAATCTGCATGTTGGTTTTGGGAGACAAATAAACTTAACCAATGGGCAGACAACGGTGACATATTGACATTGACTAAACGCATTAATGGTGGTACAATTGGATTAGATGATAGAATAAAACATTATGAGCATGCCCTCCATGTACTAGGAGTGTAAATGCCAGACGACAGAAAACTCTTTGCAGTGGCGATAGCATTAATTTTGCTGCCACTTTCACTAGCACTGTTTGGCGGTGATAGGTTTAGGTACCCATGCCAAGATCCCAACAATTGGGATAAGGAAATGTGTAAACTACCTCAATGTGATGTAACCCGAACATGTCCCGATCACATATTCAAAGGACAAAGAGATCCTCGACTAGGACCCCCAAGAACTGAAAGTGCGGCACAAACATGCCAAGCCTGTGCAACCACACCAGGAGTTAACAATGCAAAATAATCAACCGTTCATGTATACTGAAGAACAACTAATGGCTCGCCTAAAGTTTTTTATAGGCATTTGTCTTGCTTTGACTTTGACGGGCATTGTGTTTGTTGTTCTATACTCTATCATCTTTGTGACACAACCGCTAAATGCAATGTCACCTATTGATCAAAAGTTCTTTGAACTGATCATACCTATCGCTACATTCCTGACAGGAACTTTATCTGGTATTATGTTAGCCGGTCAGAAGAAAGAAGATCAAGAAGCGATGATGATGGCACAAAAGCAAGCCACCGAGTCATTTAAGACAACGATGGAAGAGGTACGCAAACCTGTAAAGCAAGAAAAGGTTGAACCTACACTCGCTGTTGTTAACACACAAACCGGACAGGTTGTCACAGGGTTTGGGGGTAAATTAGCACCTCCACCCGCTCAACAACCTGAACTATGATGCCACCTTTAGTTAGCATCTTTCAATCATCTACAGGTGATGATGGTATAAGCAGCAGACGATTGATTACCTTTCTAGCTTTCGTCTGCTGCGCTGTTGCTTTTTTCGCCAATCTGTTTTTAGGCTACAAGATTGAACCTAATCTCTTTGACGGCATGATGTATATCGTCATCGGGGGATTAGGTGTCACGGTGGCAGAACGCTTTGCAAGTAAACCCAAGGAGACAAAATGAAGAAAATACTATTTATCGCGCTAGTAGTAGGTTCTATTCCCCTACTCAGCTATCATGGTGTGTCATTCAGCGCAGAAGTCAAGCGTGTCTGTGTTGACAAGGTGACCAACGATGGCAAGAAAGTCATGGACAAAGATGGCAAACCTGTCCAGGACTGTAAAGAAATTAAAGTACACAAAAAATTAGAGGGAACCGAAGTTCCCCCCAAGAAGTAATTAAGTCCAAAGATACTTTCGTACCTTGATGAGGCGAATCAACATCGCCTCATCTTCTTCATCATTTCTCGTTTCTATGTCATGCAGAATGTTTATCAGACGCTCACCTTCTGCCTTATCCTCATCGGTTCTTTTATCCCAAGACCTCCAAACAAGGTTATCGCTTTCACTGCGACTTCTAGAGCAGTATTCTGACCACCCGCTTTCATTGTGCGGGTCTTTCCGGAGCGGTCGGATTACTTTCCACCAAGTATACAAGTCAAACACTTCTTGTGCGTTTTTTGCTTGTGCAGTCATCTCCCCATAATTTTCATCTTCAGGGGTTAGTCCCCAAGTTTCATCCTGCTTAAGATTACGTGCCCAGTCAAGATATTCTCTTCCTGCCATAGGATTCCTGTAGGTGCGAGTGCGAAACCAACCCGTTCCCCAAAAGGGAACTTTATGTTTCTTTCTTGCTTCCTCATCAAACCTGAAGTTTGCAGCAGCCATTTCTACCTCAACAAAGTTGACTAGTTCATCAAACATGCAATGAAGAATGCGAGTATCCATCTCATGCCATTTCCACCTCGAGAGGTTAGAAGTCAAGGTATGAGTTCGAGTTACGAACCTATTGACAAAGGCATACTTTGCTGAATAGATTATATTAGGAATGAACATGACTGTCTTTTGAAGAATGTCAAGCCCTTCCTCAGCAATCCAATATCGAACAGGATGCCTCTTCTCCGCTTCAAGGCTCCACTGTGCCCATCCCTCACTTGTCTTAGGCATACCTTTGGGCGTACCGCGGATCCAATCAGCAAATTTAGTACAGGACCAATAATCATGCATATCGTTTATACCAATATTTGTTAAGTTTAGTTTGAAGTTCTTCGTTATCTTCTTGACCACAATACTGCACAGCAAACTTTTTCAGAATATCTTGCATTTCATTAGAATCAAAGATCATGTTGTGAATGTCAAGATAACCTGCAAATTGAGCAGCCATGTATGCCTCAGGTCCCCACCCAAACACATCATATAGAACACCTCGATAAGATTGCTTCTGAACTACATCTCCTTCATGGATGCGTTCTACAACTGCACAGAAATAGTCTAGTTGGTCATCAGGTGACAATGCTTTCCACTTTTCATTGTATCGAGTTTTATTTTCTTCTATTGCTTTGTTGAATACATCGCTAATTTCTTCAAGGGTTTTGTTGGGCATGGATAACCTCAGCATCTTCTTTTCGAACAATGTTAGCGAACCCATCAGGTTCACGACTCAAATAGCAATCATTGTACTCACGAACTAGGGGGAGGATTTGCCCAACTAGTTTGCAATACCAAAACAAAGGATCAGAACATTTTAGAATTTTCAGTTGTTGCATCATATCCTCACTAACATGGTGCCGGATGTCTGAATCGAACAGACGACCTATCGCTTACAAGGCGATTGCACTACCGCTGTGCTAATCCGGCAAAACTGGCTCCAGAGGTTGGGATCGAACCAACGACACAGTGATTAACAGTCACTTGCTCTACCGACTGAGCTACTCCGGAACATACCTGGTCTCGGGTGAGGGATTCGAACTCTCGACCTCCTGCTCCCAAAGCAGGCATTCTAACCAGACTGAACTAACCCGAGGAAATTTGGTGCCCCCTGACAGAATCGAACTGCCAAATTCGGATTACAAAACCGACGTTTTACCTTTAGAACTACGGGGGCGAAAACTATTAAGACTCTAAAAAATACTTTGGTGGAGCATCAGGGATTCGAACCCTGCTGATATCTTCCTTGCAAAGGAAGTGACCACTCCAAGCAGTCCCATGCCCCTCTATAAACTTCTTTACAGTTTCATCATTGTTCCTATGCAACCTAAAATGGTCGTTCGGACATAGAAAAATTAAATTACTAGGGTGTATGTTTTCTCTATTTTCATCGATATGGTGTACATCTAAGATGTCAGTAACACCACACACAACACAAACAGGTTTGTAAAACTTTTCTGCAATTGTCCTATATTGTGTATATCCATACTTTTCTGCCTTTGCTTTTCCCCCAATGCTATTAGCACACACACGGGAGCAAAAGTATTGATATTTTTCAGGGAATTTCTTTTCTCTTTCTGTCACCTCAAACACAGACTCACAAGTAAAACATTTAACTGAAAATTTTTTGTAACACCCCATGTCTCTATCTAATCTTTTATGTAGAGCTTTTATTCCGTTTTGATATGATTCCTCTTTCTTAGGGTTTTTATCACAGTGTCTAGAATGATTAGCTTTTTCTGAAGATTTTGTAAAATCAAAATATTCTTTACAGTGTTTACAATTCCACATATAAATCTCCTTGTGTAGAGTATTTATACATCGCAATTTTTCTACAAAGGCGGCGTGCTCCCATTATCATTAGCAGCCCTAAAACTTATAATTTGTCAAACTTGTAAGTTTTATCAATTGTTTATCATACTTGCCGCCAACATTTTGATCTCTTAAATTTGCACCCTCAATGGTGAGAAGATCACGAACCATCTCATCACTGTAACCTTTTAAGTTTGAAACAAGCGCCTCAAATCTGTTAGGAAGTGTGCAAAATTCATAAACTAAACTTTCTGCATATTCGCCAATCAATTCCTTTACCCTCTCTCTAGGAACATGCAAATTATGTTTGAAATACTCTGTACTATACATTGAATGAAACATACCTGCATTTCGAACATCATCAGAAACTTCTAAGTTTTCAAGAATCATGCTTGTATTAAATAAATGCTCAAAAAAGGTTCGGTTACTATGTGGAATACCCTTAGTGAGAGTCAGTAAGTAATCAACTTTTTCACTTCTAACTCGAACATCTCCTGTCTTAAAAACAAGCACTGTTCTTAAGGCGGGACAAGCCCGTGATACGGGTCTCGCTGCATGTGTTTTTCTAGAATCAAAAACCAATACCCTTCCAAATTTAGGAAGCACAGCACGCTCTATATCATATCCGTTAAAGATAACTGTTTCACCCGCCCAATCAATGTGCCATTTCTCGTTTAAGTAAACAACAATAGTTTCTGAATCTTTATCCTCACCATATTTTTGTGTATACCAGGGGTCATCAACATGGGCGTACCCGTCTGTTCCAAAAGTGTAGCCGTTGATATAGCAACGCATTAAACTTTTCTGACCGATCAAATCTTTCAATGTATTCCAAACAAATTGAATATCTTTGTGCCTTTCAATGAAAGGTGTGTCTGACATATCAAAAATTTCATGTTTGGAACAGCGTAGAATCATATTGTTCCAATGACCTAGGTCGTATGACTTTTCATTATTAGATTTCCAGCCAAAGCGAAGGCCTGTCGTAGCATACCGACTAACAATTTTTCTAAGTGTGGCGTTGTTTTCTAATTGAAAGATTTCAGTTTGTCTCATCATAATCCTTGTGCTCTGACGAACCCCGGTGGTAGTTGTAGCGTATCCGCTGTTGGCTTGCGCCTCACTTCAATTACACCTTCCACCCACTTCACGACGGGTTCCGTTATCGCATTGCCAGCGCCGGTTAGGTTGGACCGCAGTATTCCTACTGGAGGACTATTAATCCTCGAACCACCCGTGGGTATCACACCACTTCTCATCGTGCGGGTCGCACTAGCTGCTGATTAGGCAGCACGTTGTTAACAACTTCAATTCTATGATATGTAAGTTACTTCGTCAACCACGAATAAAACTTTATTCAGATTCCTTTGGGTGACCTACACCAATCTTAACATGCGGTTGCCCGCCAATAGTTCTCTCATAGTGACCTGTATCACCTACAGGTTTTAGCGTCTTTCCTGTCAACTTTTTCATCTTCTCTACAGATATCACAGGCAATCCCATCTTCATTGAGATGGCTTCTGGTGCACCTGACACTTCTCCCCAGGCTCTTTTCATTTCGTGATCTTCAAGTTTATTCTTCATGAAGTCAGCTTTTCCTTGAGGAGTCCCATCTGTTGCAGCGGCGATTGACTTTCTACCGAATTGTTTTTTGTATAAGTTCACAGAAGTAATCTTCTCACCTCTTCGAGTCATCTTAATCAATGACGATGAAATATCTGAATGAATCGCTTTCGACTCTTCTTCAGACCCAGACTTCAATCCACCATATCCTCCAATCGAAGGATGTGAATATGACTTCTTTATCATATCATGGATTTGACCCCTGTATTGCTCACGAAACTTCTCATGCTCAGGTTTTATGCCGGGAGAAAGAATTGCTTCATCAAGTTGTAAAAAGTTTTTGAAGTCTAACATAGAAACCCCCTTGTTTCTATGTATTTATATTTTGGAGCACAGAGCCAGATTCGAACTGGCGGTTTTAGAGTTTTGCAGACTCTTGCATTGGGCCACTCTGCCATCTGTGCTTTGGTGCCCCAGGAGAGACTCGAACTCTCACGCCTTTCAGCACATGATCCTAAGTCATGCGTGTCTACCATTCCACCACCAGGGCGAAGAAATTAACTGTTAAAGAACATTGCTACGGGCCCACTCCCCCGCCTTCGTAGCGTAGCATCCTATCTGATGCCTTTCCCTCTATTTGCCTCAGGCGTTGTAGTTCACCAACGACTTAGAGAGGACTTATTGAATTTGGTAGTAGGTAAGGGATTCGAACCCTTCCGTTTCAGCCCATCTGACCGATCTCCAGGACTTATAAGATCCCGCCGCACACCAGTGCTACCTACCGTTCAATTAATCAACAGAAATGATTCTACATCTACTTACGTTGCTTGTCAACCACATGATGTCTTATTTTTACAACAAGAAAACTTTTTGGCGGAGGAGGTGGGATTCGAACCCACGGACCCTAATTAAATTGGAGGAGGGCTGGTAGAATCGAACTCCAACCGCTTTCGCAGTCCATCCGCTTTCAAGGCGGTGCCGGGCCCAGCCCAGATAACCCTCCGTTATTCATAAAGACAAATAAAGTCTTTTCCATACTTACGTTTAACATATGTGAGCACAGGTTCTAAATCTTTTTCATACAAAACTTTTACATCAGGATTTGCTTCTAGCTTCGCTAACCATTGTTCGGTTTTGTATCCTTTAACTTCTGTCAATGATCCTTCAACTATAAAATCTGGAATATAATTTTTAACTACCCCATTCCAAATATATTTTCGTTTCTCTGTATTTCGTTTAATGTCCAAATTATGTTCTAAACAATAGATTACAAAAGCCAGTTCCCAACTAGAATCACAAAAAAACCTTTATACCATCCTTTCTTGCCTCTGCCACGCTTCCAAAAAACAATCATACAAAAAAATTTGGGGGCTGTCAAGCCCCCTGTTGAACTTTTTAACTTTACTCAGTCAAAAGCTGCTTGGGGGCAGCGGGTTCTTTTTTACTTGTACCTGACTCTTTGACTTCTATCTTCTTGGGCTTCTTGTGCTCAGGAATGATCATATCAAGCCAGATTCGTAGCATGCCGTTGAACATCTCTGCATCCTTGACTTCTAGATTGTCATTAAGAAGGAAGGTGCGAGTGAAGTTACGATTGGCGATGCCTTTATAGATCCAGTTGTCAATCTCAGCATCTTCCTTTGATATTCCCTTGACAATTAACTTACCTTCAGCAAGTTCAATATCAATTTCGGATTTTCCAAAACCTGCTACAGCCATCTCGATGATGTAGCGATCCTCAGAAACTTTCTTGATATTGTAGGGAGGATAGTTGGGGATGCCTTTGGTGAGGTCATCATGCATCTTTGCCATACGGTTGTATTGGTCATCGAACCCAACGAAATACTTGTCGAAATCTTTGAACATATCGCGTCCAAACACATCTTTTAGAAATGTCATGTTAGTCTCCTTTTTAAGCAAGATTAAACTCGGAAATACTCATCTTTGTGGCAACCACATTCAGGACAAAGCCAGAATTGTGGAAGGTCTTCCCACTTAACTGCTTCTTTAGCTTCATCATACTCATGCCCACAAACTTCGCATACATATGCGTTATATTTTGTTTCGCTCATTGGTTTCTCCTTTTCAGCGAGTTGAATTGTCTTACCCTTTAGGCGTAAGAGGCAGATTTGACTAGGATGCCAGCCTAGATCCCATCCCGAGGATATTTTATTTATGCAGTTTTGTTAGATTTTTTGCCTAGATTGTACTTAGTTTGAATGTTCCATTCACCTTTTTCTTTGAAGGATAGCACTTTGACTTGTGATAGAGGTGCCATATCACTATGACGATCTTGGTTCAGAATGCTTACTAAGCCCCAGTCCTGCAGCAGCTTAGCAATCACATTTCTGCGTTGAAGATCGTTGTCAGTGATATCAGCAAACTTTCCATCAAGGGCAAACAGTTCTTTGAAGTGAACAATAAAGTACCTGCCCTGCTTGTGCAGGATATGGCAAGATTGGTAGAGCGTTTTGTCTCTCTTGGAAGCAACTCCGATTCGTGACAGAGTTTCTTTGACTTTCAGAAAGTCGTCTGCTTCCTTTAGTGTGATCTCAAGCGGGGAGTACCCCACCAGATCAATATTGAATGAAATGTCATCAGCCATCTTTCAATCCACCTTTTTTTAATTTTTGTTTTAATGTATTGATCTGCTCCTGCGAAAGGATGGTGACACATTCTTGGGCTTTAGATGTGCTGTACCCATAGTATTGTTTCACAACATCAATCGCTTCTAGCTTTTCAGCTTTAAGCCACTTATTATAACGCTTCTTGCGCTTGATAAGAAGGCGAAGAAAATCAAACTGTAATTTCTTGTCAAGATGGGTGCGTGAGTTCATTTCATTGGCCTGAATCACAGTATCAGCCCCGTAACTTAACGCTTTATTTATAATAAACGGGTTGTACTGCTTTTCTGACCACTCATCTACAATCAGATCCTCCTTAGTGTCGTTGATTGCATTTACAAAGTCAAAGGGGGAAATCGAGGGAAGGCCTTCTTTCTCCTTGCTCATTTGAAGGAAACCGACGCCATGATTTCTGTGAGACATGCAACTAGATTGATCTCTTGATCTGCACAGAAAGCTGACTTGTAGCCATAGTCAGCCAGAATCAACACCAGTTGTGGAACTTCAACTACCTTGTTGGAGAAGTCATCATAGACCTTGCGAAAGATCACCTGTGGATCGTTGTCGATGTTGTTCACAACCCACTTACGCATCTTCTGCCAGTCCTTCGCCTTCATTGCATCTGAAAGTTCAGCTGTGCTAACATCTCCAACTTTTGCGAGGATACCTTCATCAATCTTACCGCTTGAAGAATATCTTTGCAGTTCGTTGATGATCCTGCGATAGTCAGGAAAGAACTTTAGAAGAAGTGAAGCGATC